GGTCTACCATCTTGTTTAGGTATTCTTGATATGTGTTCTCCATTCTCTGTGGAGATAACGAGTGTTCTCTGTCTCGGACTAAATCGTCTACATACAATATTCCATCCCAAGATACATCAACAGCTCCTGTCCAAGTTCCATCTATTCCTCGGCAAGTTATTGTCGCAAATCTATCAGGATTTCCTAATGTGATTGTAAATTCTTCGGCTGATTTGTTTTGCAAACATACTTCATTTGGATGATGTAAGGCGTACAATTCTGCAAATGTGTACTCATTTGTGCTTATTAGGTTTAACAATTCGTTATAAAACCCTTTCGCAAGGATTCCAGAGTGTCCACCCATTGCACTATGACTATTAGGCCTTACTAAACACAACCAAGCCAAAAAGAAAATACATAGAGTGGATTTACCTGTACGAGATGGGAGTGATATTCCCAAAAACTTTATCTTTCGCCTTGCAAGGTCCTCAAAATCTTTAATCAGTTTACCTAGTGTCTTTCGTCTAGGTGCGTAAAATCTCTTTTCAGGCGATCTGTTCTTCTCCATATAGTAGATGAACGGCTCAAAATCATAAAATGCTAAATATCTGCATATCTCGTAGAATAGGTCTAATTCCTTGTAGGATGCCCTGTTATGTTTCCAAGAGTATTTGTCTAGGTCTATCCAACTTCCACCCTTTGTGCCACGCTCTATCGCTTTCTGAATCGTATCGTAGCCACTTCGTATAGTCTCTACTCCAAGTTTATATTCCCTATACTCCTGTATCACATACACCCCATACAAGTAAAATGCTTTCGCTAAATCGTATGTAGCCCCTTGGCTCTTTACCATATCGTGTGCTATGTTTATCTGCCTTTTACATTCTTCTAGGCTTACTTGGTCGTTGTGTGGTCTACCTATCTTCGGTGGCATTTACTCACTCTCCATTGTCTCTATTATCTCTCTCATTACTTCCGTACTCTTTAATGCGTAGATCAATGATGTTTCATTCCCTTTTGTAAATTTTCCATCACTCCCTATGCACTTCTTACAACTATACTTGTCCAGGATTATGTTCGCTCTACCAAACAAGTCTGCATTGTTCATTAGTCTGTTGAATCGGTCCTCTTTAACTATCTTCTCTACGCTCTCGCTTAACTTCATCTTTTCTCCCTCTCTGGTAGAGTTTTTATGGGAACTCTACCTTAAACCCTTGTAGACCTCACGAGAGTTGATGATACTCTCTTAACAGGTTCATACCTATGAGGTTATCTCAATTATTCAGAAAGGAGGAAGCCTATAGCTCCGTTCTTCATTAACCAAAGAATATGACCACTTCGGTTAATTGCCTTTTAGTCTAATTCGTGTACCCGTTTATTATATTACCTTTACCCCACTTTTTCAATGGTCTTTGGTAGGCCTTTTTGTTTTTTAGGAACTCGGGGGGCTAAACAGGCCAGATTTTGCTTTTTTTCAAAAAGGGGTAGGGCATAGCCACAGCCAAGGCATACAAGCAAGGAACAAAACAGCCACACAATACAAGCCATTTTGCAACTATCGGATAAATACGCATTTTTCCGTTAGTTATAAATCATTACAAAAAGCCTGTAAACCTTGATTTTATGGGGTTTTTAGGCGTTTTCTGTATCTTCTATAGCTTTTATTTCGTGTGATTCTGATAAATTGGGCAAACCTTGACCACTTACACTCACAATGATTTGATTATTTTGGTTCTTACTATCATCCCAACCGAAACGATGGTTCAGAACAGCAAGAACGCCCACAGCGTTTACGCCCTTATCATTTAACTTACTTTCGTGTGTTTGTTCATAATCACGCTTAAATCTTTTTATAAAATTCATACTCCCTAGGTTTGGTTCATTCATCCATTTGTCGTAAGTCTCATAACTAACACCCATTATACTTATAAGACCTAATATATTTACTACTTTATTATTCACCATACATAATTTTATATATATATTATATATTATATTTATATTGTCGTAATTATATGATTTAATTGGTTTACTTGTAATTTTATCATAATCATTTTTATAAATATAATTTCCATTTTTTATAAAATTACCTAAATCCATTAGATACCCTGTAAATTCATTTTGTGATAATTCTTTAAAATTATTTAAATTGTTTTCTTGTAAAATTCTGTCTAATTCTGAATAAATTAAACTAGATAAAAAATTATCATCCACATATATATTTTGATCTTGATTTGACATATTTATTTTATACCCCACTTTCTAAAATTTGTGAATTATATATATCCTGGAATATATGAAAATTAAAATTATAATACACCCAAACCAAAAAACAGGCAATAAAAAAGGGCTATATATTTTATATATAACCCTTTAAAAATCAAGCTTTAATATAAAATGCTGTATATCTTCCTGTTTCATTGTTGCAATTGTACCACTCAAAATGATTTACTAAATTATCAAAAGTATCATATTGTCCTAATAAATCTTTATTTTCCCATATACCTAAATTATAAAAATTATTTAATGGGTTGCATAGGCAAGGTATAAAAAGGACATCCCCACCACTATTATATATTTTTCTTGCCATTGTCTTGTTTATTCTTTTAAAACCTGTAAAATTATATTTTCTCATAATATAACCCCCTTTATGCTTTTATACCATCAATAATTTTGTTTAAATAATAATTTGATTCTTCAGAATCGTCATTTGATAACATATCGCATATAATATTTATAATATCCGTTGGTTCTCCTGTTTTTACACTTTCGTTATATTCGACATAATAAGTGTATGCGTTTTCAACTATTTCTTTTTGTGTGTAGCAACCTTTGAAAGTTTCATTGCAATATACTGATAAATCATAAAAATCCATAAATTCCATAATATTTACCCCCTATCTAATAGCGTTTGTCAATTCTCTATAAATTAGTTTTGAAAGCATTTCTTCTGCCTGTTGTTCGCTGAATTTGTTTCTTTCTTCTTCTGATTCTTCCAATATATCGCCCAAATCCTTTATAGCTGAACGATTGTAATAATAACAAGTGTCTAATACTGACGGCAACCCACCACACCACTCAATAAAAGTATAAATATCATTTTTTTGATAGAATTTTTCGGAATCAAAAACAATTAAAATTTGTTTTGCTGTAGTCTTGAAATCTTTTGGTTCTTCAATGAAATCTTCATAACCATCAAAACCACAATAATTATTAAAATCGGCGTGTTCCATAATGTACTTCTTGATATTTTCCTTTGCTTTTTTGCTGTTCATTCTCAACATAATTTTTTACCACCTTTCAAATGTATATATAAATTGTTGTTTGCCGTGGGGCTGTATTCCCTTGGCTTGATTATATATTACACTATTTCTTGTGTAATTGCAACCCCTAAAATGAAATTTTTTAAAATATTTTTTATTGACAAAAAAAACAACCTGTTTTATTTTAGAGTTAGACCAATAACGGCGTTTTTGTGTCCGTTGGTTTTGGTTAAAAATTCAGAACTAAAAAGAAAGGGGGCGAAAAAATGATATATTATAAAATGGATGTATTAAAAGAATTAAAAAAAGTCGGCTATAACCAAACCATCTTGCGACAACGCAAATTATTGTCACAGGGAACTATAACAGCGTTAAGAAATAACGAAATAATAGGCATAAAAAGTCTAAATAACATATGTTTATTGTTGCGTTGTCAGCCATCCGACATTATAGGATGTAAAGCCACGGATGAAGAAAAAATAAAATTCTTTTAAAAAGGGTATTGACACCACACTAAAAAAGATGTATTGTTATTTCACAAGCAAGGTAGCCCCCAGGGGGGTACAAAAATAAAATGCAAAAAATTTTGTACCAAAACCAAAAACCCAGGGGGGTATCAAAATAAAATGCAACAATTTAAAAACAGGAGGTAAAAGCTTATGTTTAGTTTAACTGATTTACTTGAACAGGGGTTCACTCCAGATCAAATCGTTGAAAGTGCTGACGCTATTTTGTCGGAAGATGAAATTGTAAGAATTATTTACAACACATTGAACGACAATGATTTGGAAATTCCAGAAGATTTAGAAGAATATTATAATTTGCATTGCTAGTCAATGTTTTAACCATCCAGGGCGTACATTTTTAAAATGTTCGTGGCGGTTCAATCCCGTCAGATGGTTTTCGACCTAAAATCAATATAAAATTCTAAAAATAATTTTCTAGCCGTTCTGGTTAAAAAAATATTGATATAGGGGGCATTTAATTCAAAATGCAAAATTTTAGAAACACAACAATAAAACAACAAAAGGAGGTCCAATATTATGGAAAAATTTAATTTCGGACAGCTAGGTGTAAGGCTATTTTACATTCAATATAATTTATATGTAGTTTTCATAGAAAACGATAAGCCACACACAAGACGGGCAAAAATCATTGATGAAAAAAACAAGATTTGTGAATTTAGGTATAAAAACCAAAAAATTCAAAAAGAATATCATTGGTAAAAACAGGTAAAAAGCCTGTTGGAGAATATTACACAACACAACAATAATTTCCCCCGATATAGGGGGTATAAAAAATAATATGCAAATTTTTGGAGGTACAATATTATGTTTAGTTTAGAGATTAGAACAGGCGGATCCGCTTATAGAGATGAAGATGGAAATTTAGACACTACAAACTATGAATTGATACGCAACCTTGCTGAAATAAGTCGCAAACTTGAAAATGGCTGTACATCTGGTGTAGTTATGGATGTAAATGGAAATAAAGTAGGCAAGTGGTCGATTGAAGAATAGGGGGTTATAAAATGAAAATGGTTATAAATAACAGAATATTTGATGTATATGTAAGAAAATATGACAGGTTTTCATATATCATTTCTGTATATGAAATTGTAGATGATAACACCATCCGTTTTATCGGTAAAGCAATAACCAACGATATACCAATGGCTATAGAGAAAATGATAGGTTAAGGGGGTGTAGATATGATTATCTTTAATACAAAAATAGTAGAAGATGAACATAGAAACGGACAGGCCGTGGAAATTATTGATATAGACGCAAGAAACAATATGGTTTTGGTTAAATTTCCAGATGGTATAGAAAAATGGATATATTTAAGCGAAATAACAAGGGGGTAAATATTATGGATTTTGATATTGAAACAATGGTAAACAATATGTTTTTAGAATATAGGGATATGGATTTTGATCTGGAATATGAAGAAGAATTTAAGCAACAATTAGCCGACGGCCTGTATTATCTAAAAACCTGTGCTGAAAACGAATACAACGCAAGTTATTTTGTGGCATTATATAGTGTTTTAGGTACAATATTTGATAAATAAAAAATCTCACGATTCTGGTAACAAAAACAGGGGGCATATAGAAATTAGCCCCCTAACATAAACAGGCTACCCCGTGGGGGTTATAAATTTAAAATGCAATATTTAAGATATGGAGGATTGAAAAAATGGCTTATACTTTGAAAATAGTTGAAAACATAAAACAGGATATAAAAATAAAATGTGAGTGTAGCAAGTGCTTATGTAATACTTGTGGTAGAAATTCAATAGATCAAAACGATTATGAAAATATTGAAACAAAAGAAATACTATCTTTTGCTTGTGGTAAATGTGAGTGTGAGTGTTCAGGCAAGGCTACAACAAAATGTAGTGGTTATTTAGCTAGAGAATATGGCGGTTGTATTTATACTACAAAAAGCAATGGAGGGAATTAAAAATGAAATGGAGTACAATTATCAAAACACACAATATTAGAGTATATGACA